CCTACCTCCATAGGTGGGCTAGACCCTAACGCTTGCGAGGGGCCTTGTGGGGGATTTTCAGGTAGATGATCTCTTGGACCATTCCGCGGGGTATTTTGATCACGTTATCAACGTCGTCATCGTCAGGTGCTCCTGACTGGAATATGGTGACGTGCTTGGATCGCGGCGGGGCGTCGAGTAACCAACCGACGGTTTGTACGACGCATGGGTCGTCTGTGAGCTCGGTTTTGTTGATCCACTCGTTGTTGACGCGCGCGTAGGCGTCGTGCCAGATCACGAGGACGGGTTTGCCTAGTCCAGCCATACGACGTACTCGGACGCTACACGGCCTTTTTCGGGGTCGATGAAGTGCAGGCGTTGGCTGGGTTTGCTGGTGGCTGCGACGAATTCGCGGGCGTATTCGTTGTGGCTTTCGGGGCTGCCGGTGACGAACACGCGGCCGCCGTTGGCCAGGGTGGCGCTGTGGGGGGTGTGCCAGTGGCCCATGTAGGCGTCGGTGAATGGCTCGATGACGCCCGCGGCCCAGCTGTTGACTTTGCGCATAATGCCAAACAGCGGTGTGTTGCCGCCAAACGATTTGACCTCGTCGCCGTGCACAAGCAGGCCGCGGTATTTGCCAATCTCAAATATCTGATACCAGGCCTCAGACATTTGCCAGTCGTCCCAAACGCCTTTGGTACGGTCGCGCGCTACCCGGTACGCAAACAGGTCAATGTTGTCGCCTTTGGGGCTGACGCCGTAGCGGCCGATTCGGCCGTGGTTGCCGTATTCGCATACGACGCGCAGCTTCTCAAAGTTGTCGCCCAGGGTTCGGATCATTGTTTCGATAATGCGGCTTGTCTCAAATAGCTGCTCAAATAGGTGCGCCTCAATTTCCCAAGCCTGGCCTGGGAATATGTCGATGCCTTCGACCATGTCGCCGCCAAGCAGCAGCACGCACTCGCGTACGGGATGATGGGCCCGTTGAATATCAGTGATCTGAATGACCTTTTCGACTAGCTGTTCCATGCGTTTGGCGCATGTTTCCATGCCGTAGGACACGCTTTTTTTGCCGAGCTGCCAGTCGGTTGCGTGCACAAGGGCAACCTCGGCTTTTCCTTTGCGTTTGTCACGCGGCAACGCCACGGCTTTGCCTGGCGGCGTGGCCCTGGCTGCGTCTTTCGCGGCCCGGTAGACCGCTTCCACGATTTCGTCACTTTGGGCTTTGTATTTGCGTACCTGGCGGTGCGCACGCTTTAGCGCTTCCTGCAGCTCGGCCACAGTGTTGACCTCTTGGAGCTCGTCGTCGAGGCTCATCCCTGGGTCCGCATCTTGTGAACGGCGTTAGTGGCCTGTGCCATGGTGCCGAGTTGGCAGCCGCGTTGCAGCAACAGCCGGGCGATGCTGGCGTGGCTGTATTTCATATTGCTGAACGCTTCCTGCCATTCGGCTGCGTCAGGTTGTGACGCAATAAAATCCTTAATTAGCTGGCTTTTCGTCAGCTTTGGTTCCAGTTCGTCCAAAACGCCCATTGTCATGATCCTCCAAGTGTCGTTTGAGCTTTTGCTCAATGCGGATCAGCATAGTCAAAACGGTGGCGTGATCGGTGGAATTCGCTTTACGAAGCTTGTGGATCAGGACGGCTGGCAGGACGGCGGCGCAAATGACCCCTGAGGCGCTAATCAGTGCTACGACTATCTCGGTTTGCATGGCTGTCCTTCCAGCGCTGCACTGCCGGGGGTACTTTGTCCCCTACAACATAACGAATATGCCACGGCTCAGATTGGAGCTCCCACGAAAAGCCGTACAAAGGCGCAAACGTCAGCAACCATTCGAGGCGCGGCCCTGACGAATTGGCAATATCTACAGCCAATCCCCAGCCGTGAAAGCTTGTCCCGGGCGTAGCGACCGCAGCTAATTTGTTGTCTTTGATGTACCAAATTTGGCCTTTGTAGTTGCGCACCGATTTGGCACCTGGTTGGTACTCGGTGGTGTACCTGGCAAAGAAAACCCGCTCTTGCGCTGTAAGGGGTCTGTAAGTATCCAGGCTGCTCGTGGGCTTGATGGGCCTAATTTGCTCGCCAAACGGCCTGGCGGCCTCTCTGAGGGCTTCATAGGCGTCTGCAGTGAGCCTGTGCAGCTGACCGTATGGGCGTACGGTGCGCAGTAATCCTGGGTCAAGCTGGCCGTTGCGTTGGCGGGCTAGGTCTGCTGGCATCCGAACAGGTCGGATAGGCAACCTAGCGGCGGCCATAACGCGGGTCTTTAGGGTTTGCCCAGTTGTAAATCACGGGCAGCACTGCTGCTAGCCCGGCTTTTAGCACGTCGATTGGCTGCCAGTTTCCGCTCATAGCGAGCGCGGCGCTTCCAGCGACGAAAGCGCGCAGCCAGCTTCCCAATAGGCATTTGGTTTCGTTACTCAGTTTCATTGTTGACCGACAAATCCACGAATTCGTCAATTGTTGGGTTGTAGCTCATTTGTACGCCTGCATACCGACCGCGGAATGAGCCCGAGTAGCTGGTCTGCAACCAAGTGCCGCTAAAACCAAGGGATGCAATAAACGCTTGACCGACTGGCTCAGACTCGGGAAATTGGCCGCCACCGCAATCGTCATTAGCGATCACAATAACTTGTTGCACCACGTTGTCGTCATTGATTTGTGCAAAATGAGCCATAATTAGACCTTCCACCTAACGTACACAATGCCGCTGCCGCCGTTGCCTGAAGTGCCTGTCCATGAGCCGCCGCCGCCACCGCCAGTGTTGGCTGCGGCCGACCCGCCAGTACCAGACGTTGCACCAGCGCCGCCGATGCTAGACCCGCCAGTACCTGCACTGGTTGAGCCGCCGCCGCCACCACCGCCCGATTTGAATAGTGACGAACCACCGATAAATGTGTTGACGTCTTTGCCCGCTCCTCCGTTACCGCCTGCACCGCTTCCCGCGTTGCCGCCGACTGCACCAGCGCCACCACCACCGGCGCCTGCGTTGAAAGCGCCAGCACCGCCTGAATTGCCTTGGTTAGTAACGCCGACGCCGCCAGTACCGACTGACCCAACACCACCGCCGCCTGAACCACCAGACTGGCTGTTTCCAGTAGCGCCGTTTGCACCACCGCCACCAACAGCGGCGACCATAATCCAAGAGTCATTGCCGCGGTTTTTGATTCCAGCACCGCCAGCGCCGCCCGCACCGCCGCCACCAACCGTGACGGTTTGGTTGGCTGTAATATTGACGCCGATGTATTCGGCGTAACCGCCTGCGCCACCGCCACCGGCGTCAGCGCCCGCGCCGCCACCAATGACGAGCAAGTCAAACAGGCCAGCCTTGGTGATTGTGAGTGTGCCGGTGCTAGTAAATGTCAAATATTGGTAATTCACGCCGCTGATCGTGACCGATGTTGGGCCGCCGATGCCGCCCGTGGCTGTGCCGTAACCTACACCGCCGCCGCGAAAAAAGATCGCCGACGAGGCGCTCGTGAAGTACAGCGCTCCACCCTCCCACTGAGCTAGGGCCAACGAGCCCGCTGTGTTGACGGTGGCCGTGCCCGCCGTGACGGTGCACGTTCCCGTATTGATGTTGTGGATCCAGACGGTGTCGCCAGCATCAAAAATGCTTGTGTTGACGGTGATGGTTTTTGCCGTGCTGGCGTTCATCACAATGCGTGTGCCTTTGTCGGCGGCAACGAGCGTGTAGCTGTCGGTTTTGGTGCTGACTGTCCAGTTGTAGTCGTTGGCCTGAAGCGTATTCATGTCGCTGGCCTCAAGGACCTGGCCTGCTGTGAAGGTCTGTTTAGCCATGGTTCCTTTATCCTAGGACGTTTGTGGAGTCAAGCACACCGTAAATGAGGTCATCCAGGATGAGCTGGTAAACGATGGTGGTTGGGCTGGTGTAGAACGTGACCCGGTGCCCGCCGAGGTAATCAATGTCTGCTTCGATGCCTTCGACGGATAGTTCCTCGGATACGGCTGATCCGAGGCCTGGTATGTCTTTGGTGACGGCGATTGTGTCGCCGATATCGACCGTTGCTACGTCGTCGCGTTCAGTGTTAGTCAGCAAAGCGAATTTGGTGCGGACCGCGGTAAACCTGGGTTCTGGTTCGGCTACCAGCAGGTAGTCGGCCAGGTCTTGCAGCTCGCTATTTTCCAGCAGGCTCTGGGTGATTGATTTGGCTTGGATGAAGTATTTGGCTTGGCTTGCCGGGTCGTCGGCTGTTGCGTCTGTTCCATCCAGGTTGATGACCTGGGCTCGGTTGACAACGTTGTCGGCGTCAAATTCGACGGTGAGGCCGTCGTAGTTGCTGCCGCCATTGTCGTCAAACGTGATTACGGGGGCGCTGAGGGTGGTGCCAATGCGTGTCTGGAATGTAAGGGTGCCGTTTCGTGACATAAATATGCGGCCCTGTTCAGCTTCTTGTATTTGGCCGATGTATTGCAAAGCGTTTGTGCCGGCTGGGACGGTGTATGCGGAATCGTGGCCGAGCTGTATGCCGCTGGTGGCAATTGACGTCGTGCTGGTGTAATCGACCTCTGGCAAGGCCAGCAGGCTGGTGAGACGTTGGCTTGTGCTTTCTACGCCCACGTTCCATTCGTCAAGGTATGCCTGGGCAAGTTTGTAGAAATCGTCTGCGCATTGGACGGTCACAATGTTGGGTCCAGCAAGCTCGAAGGCGTAATCGAAGGCTGTGACGGTTCCTTGGAATAGGTATTCGCTTTCGCGGCTGAGTCTGACGCGGCGCATCGGGGCTAGGCCTGGCTGGTTATTGTCTGGGTCGTAATAGGGGCTGCTCGTGTCGTATGGGCCCAGGATGCCTGTTTCGTCGCGCATTACGAAGGTCATGGTGCCTGCGCCAAATTGGTCGTCGGGCTTTTGGCGGCCGCGCTTGTATTTGATGGCGGTTACGAATTCGGTGATATCGGCAAATTGCGTGGTGGGACCCAGCAGATAGGTCGTGTTGTCGAGCAAGCCTTTTACTGGGTCGTCAAGCCTGAAACTGCCTACGTCAAAGCCCGTGTCGAGCTCAAGCAGATAGTCACCTGATTGGACTACGGATGCCATTAGGCCACCGCGACATTGATGGGGCCGCTGCGGCGGTTGTATTGACGCAAGGCGTTGACAATAACGTCACCGAGCCGGTCGTCGGCCACGGTGCTGTTAATCGTGATATTGATGCCACCGCCGCCGCCGTAACGGTCAAGCTGTGACAGCGGGATGACGGCTTCGGGTTCGCCGCCTTCGCCAATCATGGCCAAGGTCGGGCTGGTGACAATGCCGCCTTCGGCAAGGCCTGGGATCACAGCGCTAATCGCTCCACCGATGCCGCCAGCGATAGCGCCTACAGCTGACGCGGCCCGGCCCGCTAGATCAATGATTTGCTTCAGGGGGTTAATAATCCATTTGTAGAACTGTTCGCCGAGAAATTCGACAGCTTTGGAAACAATGCCAAACTTCTTTTCTAGGATCACAAACGCGGCGACCAATGCCGCAATGGCGAGGATGACTACGCCAATTGGGTTGGCGCTCATGACAAAGTTGAGCGCGGCTTGCGCAACCTTTACGACCACAAGGGTGGCTTGGTAAACCTTCATGGCCGCGTTGATTGCCAGCACTGCCGCGGATAGTCCGCCGATGACGCCTGCCAGGATGACGACGACCTGCGTGTTTTGCTGGACCCATTCGGCCAGCGGTATCAGCTTGTCGATCAGCTGGGCGACGACCGGCAACAGGGCTGCACCAATGGATTCTTTGGCTTCGCCGATCTGGATGCTTAGGTTGCGCATGCGACCTTCAGCGGTTTGAGCTGCGTCAGCCGCGGCTCCGCCTGTCGTGTATGCCAGGACGTCCATGACCTCCGTGAAGGTCAGGCCGTCGCTGATGAGCGGGATCAGGCTCGCGTCGAGGGCACGCAAGCCTCTCATATTGCCGTTGTAAGCCTTTGACAGCGCGTCAGTGACCGTTGCCAGATCTTTGCCGGTCGAAGCTGAAATGTCCTGGGCCTGTACCAACAGCTGTTGGGATTGCTCCAGGCTCCCAGTGGCCTGGACGAGCTGGGCTAGTGCCGGGCGTAGGTCGTCATCTGCCACGGCGGTCGCGCGGGACAGCGAGCTGATAAAGGCTTCCGTGGCGGCAATGTCTTGCTCTGTTGCCGCGGCTGAGCGCTCGAGCACGCCTGCAAGCTGCACCTGGGCTGCCTGATCCTCCATAGCGGCTTTGGTCGCGCCACCAAGCGCAACAGCCAGGCCACCAATAGCCGCGGCAGCTGGAATGGCTGCTTTCTTTAGGGCGAATGACGCTTTCTGGCCGACCGTCTCAAGGCTCTTAAATTCCTCGATGGCACGGCTGACACCCTTGCCGTCAAACTCGCTAATGATGGGAATTGTTACAGCCATTAGGAAACCAGCCTACGGCTAGTGGCTTCTGCGATCTTGTCAGCCACTTTCTCAATCTCGTTTTGCACGTCATCGGCGCGACGCTCATAGCCGGGCCACATAAACCGCGACGCACGACCAAAGCGCTTCTCAAGCTCGGCAATCATGATTTGGCCGCGGGGCGTTGACCCGCCGCGCTTGCCGGACATGTCAGCGACGGTGCCGCCAGCGCTTTTGAGGACGACCTTGAGCACGGCTAGGGAGTTGCCGCGTTTGCGGGTATCGACTTTGGCTGCGATCGATTTGGAGACCGTAGCGGTGCCCCAGGGAAAGATTGCGCCGCCTTTCCAGCTGCGTGCGAAGCCCGACAGCGGCGGTTCGGTGGGCAGGTTGCCGCGGACCTCATCAATGACGGGTTTGACGATCTGCTTAAAATCCTTGACGATTTCTTTGCGCAGGTCGGGCTCGAGCTTGGACAATTCGCGCAACGTTTCTTTGACGCCGACCACAGTGATGCCAGCGCTGGCGCTCATCGTTGTCCCTTTCGCGCTGCCTTGCGGGCTAATAGTTTTACGGTAGCTAGGTCCTGAAAATCAAACTCAATGTCCTGTGGCCAGTACCCGGTGGCAAGCAGCAGGTCCGCTAGCTCGCGGCGGACGCTGCCGCTTCCGTAGGGTTTACCGCGACGTGCTCCACGCCGACCAGTTCCTCAAGGCCGTCCTCAAATTCTTTCCAGGAACGGTTTTCCTTGCCGAGCCGCGTCAGCTTGTACCAAAACAACCAGCCAAAATCCTTGAGCTGTTCGTTGGCAATAAGCGTCTTAGCGCTGGTTCCGTGTTCGGTTTCCCAGGCAGTAATCGTGCCCAGATTTGTTGTGACGGTATCCGTAACTACTTCGCCTGACGGCTGAGTGTAGGTAACCGTGATTTTCAGTTTCACGGGGTCGTGTCTTCGACGAGCGCGCCACCGCTGACGGTGACCTCAACTTCGGACAGCTCGCCGACCGTCACGTTCACGACGTCGAACGACTCAAAGTAGGCGCCTGTCAGCTGATACTCAACGTTGCTGGTGCTAATCGCGGTCGAGGCGCGGCGTGCCGCGACGTAGACGTTGGTGCCAACCAAAGCCGACAGGGCGTTTGCCATGGTGGCATCAACGAGGAGGGTGGCGGTGATTACGCAGTCCGTGAGGCCGCCGACGCGGTAGTAGCCGGTGTTGCCGAAGCTGCTGGCATCAAGGGCGTCGCGCGACTTGGTGACGACAATTGACTTGCACTGGTCGCTGTAATCAACAGCCGATCCAGAGGCGGCGCCGATCTTAAAGACGCCTGAGGGAAGCAACGTAGTCGGGTTCGCCATGTAGAGAGCTCCTTTGATTGTGGGCCCGCGGGCCCGTTGTCAGTCTAAGCGTTTGCCTGCACTTTAGTCACAATGATCAGCTCATAGGCAGGGTATTCGGCGCCGCCGACCTGCTGGACAATCGGCCGCGCCGATTTGAGGCCAATCTTGCCCTCGCGTACTCTGTCTGCGATTTCTAGCAGCTTCGTCAATGCGTTTTTGTTGCCAGGCCCGGTGCCGATGACGGTGACGGCGAACTCGAATTCGGCAACGTTATTGCTGTGCATGGTGATTGACGGGGCCTGCACGAGGATGCCTGGCGGGTTGATATTGCGCGGGTCGTCGGCAATCTTGAGGTTTGTGGCAAGGCCGAGGGCCGTTACAAAGGCGTTGTAACCGTCGTTAAAGGCGTTGTCAGGCATCAGGCCACCTGCGGACGGTTGCAACCGAGCAGGCGCAGAATTTGACCCATTGATCCGCCCGTGGGGGCTCCCGTGGCAAGCGGATCAAACGACGCAAATTGGTCGATAGAGCCAGCTTCGCGGTACAGGGCACCTGCGTACATAATCGTTCCAAGCAGCACGTCGGCGCTGGGCACGACGCTAAGGCTGGAGTCAAAGTAGCCCGACTCTTGCCGGCGACGGTACGCGAATTGGTTTGCCGCGTTGACGGAGAACGTGGCGCGGTCGTAATCAACGCTTGGGTTGGTGAACGTAATGCCCAGGTACTTTTCGAGCTGCCCAAGCGTCATCCAGGTGCACGTGAGCGTGTAGGTGACGGTTCCTGACGCGGCCTGGCGCTCGACGTCAGCTGTGCTTAGGCTGAATTGGACCTGGTTGAGGTAAATCGGCCCATCAATGTCGTAAATGGGGTCACCCTGGTCACTGACGTCCGTGAGAAGGTAGTTCGGAAGGCCAGTAACGACGCGCACACCGTCAAACGGTGAGCCCATCCCGGACAGGGTGACCGATTGGCCAACCTCAATTTGGTGCTCCTGTAAAAGCTGAACGATGGCGACGTTTTGGATTACCTGTCTATGGGTAACCGTGTACGTCGCCATCGTTGGCAGCCTTGGAGGAGGACTTTACTTAGGCTTTGAGAATTTTGACGAACTTGGTCGCATCGGCCATGAACGCAGCTGCGTAGCCGCGGAAGGCGATCGTGCGTCCGAGCGTCGAGGGCACGTCAATGCTGATGGCGCCCTTCTGCTGTTCGTAGAACTCGAAGCCCGCAGCGGGGCCTGCGGCGTGGCCGACGACGCCGTTGAGGCCGCCCGAGCCGGTGCCGCCAGCCATGTTCTTGTCAACGACAAGGACGAGGCCCAACGGGTTGCCGTTCCAGGACGTGGCCGACGACGAGCCGAGCGTGTTCTGGCCGTTGAGGCCGGGGGCGCCAACGAACGGGAACACGGGGCGGTTTGCGTCGTCAACCATCATGCCGATCTTTGCCCAGGTGATCGGGGCAACGATGTAGTGCGTCGGCAGGTAGTTGGACGTGTTGCTGATCTGGTACGCAGCGCCGTAGATGCACTCGATGAGGTCCTTGGGCTCGTAGTTGCTGAGCGTCTCGAACTGGGTCGTACCGGCAACCATCTGATCGACGGCGTAGTTGTCGGTGGCCTGACCGTACGCGACGGCGAGCTGATCGAGCACGATCGCAAGGCTGTTGGGGTCCGTCCAGTCAAGGTCCTGCTCGGACAGCGTGACGTACGTACCAAACGTGAGCTTGCTGATGTCGTTGTTGGACACGCCGACAGTCGAGGGGTCAAGCGCGTTGAGCTGGCCCGTGGGCTGCTGCGTGACAACCGGGCGGGTCGTGATCTTGGGGCGACGGAACGTTGCGCCACCCTGCGGCATGGCGCGGGCGCCGATGGCCGAGACGAACGGACGAACTGCGTTGAGGCCGTCATACACCGAACCGACGATCGGCTCAGGGAGAATGCCAGGCGTGTCAGCGGTCGTGATATCGGGCGCGGCGGCCTTGATGTTGGCGTTGAGCTGCGCGAAATCGGAGCCACCACGAACGAACGCGGCCATGTATTCGGTCGGCGTCGGGAGCTTAAACGACTTCTTGGCTTCGGCCCACAGCGGCGCCGAAACTGTCTGCGGCTGCGCCGAGACGGCTGCCGCGCTTTCGATCTGAACGTCCTTGGTTGCTTCCACTTGTGGGGTCTCCTGTTGTGTGCCCTCGGCCGCTGCAACCTCGGTGATTTGGGCACCGGCAAACGCCGGCGCTGTGACTAACGATAGTTCCTGCCACTCGCCTTTGGCAACCACAAGGGTGCCAGATTCGTCGTAGTTTGCGTCGATCGGGTTGACCCCGACCGATACCGAGTCAATCGCGCCGTCTTTGATCAGCTCAATGACGTCGGCACCGTCGCGGGTGTTGCTGATCTTGGCCGTGAACAGCATGCCCTTTTCGGAGTCCATGCGGCCAGTAACAACGCCAACAGGTTGGGTCGAATCGTGGTACTTGAGCAGTTTGGGCGCCTTGCCTTTGACCGGCAAGCTGCCAGGCAGGAATTTGACGCGGGTGCCATCGGAAACGGTGGCCTCAACGTTCCACGGGACCGCGATGCCGCTGATGGAGCGCGGCGTTTCGCCTTCCTCGGCGGTAACGAACGTGTCGGTGGCGGTCAGTCTGATCATTGGTCGTCTCCTTCGTTTGGTCTGTCCGAGGGCTCAGGGGCAGCGTTTCCGTCACCCTCGGACATATCGTTTTCCTCCAAGTAGGCCTTGACGTCAAGCTCAATGTATCTGCCGCGGGGGGTCACGTTGTTCATACTCAACGTTTGCTCCATGGCATCGATGAACGGCTTGGCGCCGAACAGGTAAAGGTCCTGGCGTGCCTGCTGTGCGTTGGCATACGTCATCGAGGACGTATTAATGCCAACCAAGTACGGCGGGATATTCGCAATGCGTGCCATCTCGAGCGCTTGATGCTCACGCGATTCGACCGATTGCATTTTTGACGGGTCAACGTATTGCGGCTCAAAGCTGACGAACTGGTTCAGCGCGGCGATCGCGTTGGCTTCACGCGCCTCGGCGAAAGCAGCGGCCATGTTGGCAAGCTCCTCGGAGCTCATCGGCTCGCCGTCAACCTGCTTCAGGACGCCTGACGGGATTTGGTTTCGGGCAAAGCGCTCGGCCGACTCGTCAAGGTTGCGCGCAGTGCGAATTGACCGGGCACCCATTGACAACAGGCCTTGGATCGGAGAGAGAAATTGTACGACGTCCGCAGGGTTGAGATCGAGGCCGTTAAAGGTGATTTGTTTGGACGGTCCGAACCATTGCGGGCCGCCTTGGTCGCGGGTCTGGACGTCTGCGGCGGGAATCCACGTGAATTCTGCTGGGAAACCGTTGCCGAACCGTTTGGTGACGACCCAGAACGCGCGGCCGTAGAAAATCATGTCGTCGGCGGTCCAGCTCAGGATGAAGTTGCGGGTGACGTTCGGATCGGGCTGATCAAACCAGACGTCGTCGGGCATGTATGCCTTTTCGTATTCCTGTTCGGCTTGATTCCATTGCCAGCTGTATTGCTTGATGGTGAGCGCGCCAATCATTGAGCAGATCAGGTCGCGGGCCCGGCTAATTGTTGGGATGTTGATTGCCTGGAGACGGTCGAAGCCCGTCATGTAGGTCATGAAGTTGCCGACGTTGGGGTTGCCCGCGGCGCCTACAGCTGCGCCGATCGCGGCGTGCGGTGCGGGTTTGGCGGTTTGCAAGCCTGAGAAAATGCCCATGATCAGTCAAGCCTAGGCGCCAGCGCGCACAAACGCGATCGCGGGGCGTGTCACGTTTGGTCGAGGCTTGGACATGAGGCCTGCGGCCCACACTAAACAGCGGGCTAGTTCGATTGGCCCCGGTGATTTGGTAGAGGAAAGCGCAATTGCCCCAGGCGTTCGGACCGCAACAGCGCGCCCGACGTGTTCGGCGAGCATGGTTTCTCCTGTGTGCTGGAGTTTGTTTTCGGTGATGGATTGTCGAACAGCTCCAGTGAAGCTCGTAATTTCTCGGTAGCCCACGACAACGCGACGGCGAGCCAGTGCACTAGGACAGTGAACGTCCAGAGTCGGAGTAATCGCCACCGTGAGACCTGGATTGCGTGAAACTTCACGCTCCACATTGTCCCATAATGCGGCAAGGGTGTCGCACATAAATGCGACTGTCGCGGTAAGCACGTTTTCGGCGTTGTGGTTGACGCGGACCGCGCAGTAACGGCCGTCGTCGACGCTGACTTCGCAGGCCAGGACGCCACCTGGTAGCGGTGGCAGGTTGGTGGTGCGTTCTTTCCATAGGCCTGGTGACAGCCAGCCTGTTTCGGTTTGTACCCACAGGTTGACGGAGCTGCGCAGGAAGCCGGCACGGTTCGGGGCGTGCGATTCGTCCTCAAGGGTGTCGATTGACAGGGTGTAGCCGAGGGCTGGGTTGGCGTATTCCCACGCGGCTTGAGTCATTGGATCAAGCTCGGGTGGCGGCGAGTATTCAGCCAGGTAAAGCGGCGGTTTGTCGCCGGTGTCGATTGCGCGCAGGCCTTCCTCACGCCATTTAAGCATGGCGACGCTTTCCTCGGTGCCAGCGGTGGACCACATTGACAGCAGCGGGTTGCGTCGAGCTCGCTGGGTTGGTCGCAGGCCAATGTCCAGGGTTTCAGTATCAACGCCGAACAGCTCGTCCACAATTATCAGGTCACAGCTGAGACCGTGTCCCGCGGACGGTTTAGCTGCACGGACCAGCCATTTGTTTGCTCCCACTTTCATTTGATTGCGGCCATAGGCCCAGGTGACGTCGCGTTTATCCAAACCAAACTTGGCTTCCAAGATCGGCGCCAAATCCTGAAACAGCGCGCACGCCAGGTCTAGCCGGTGCGCCGTCGTAAGTATGGTTTGCGGCTCCTCCCATACCTTTGTGAGCCACCATCCGACGAGGGCTTTAAGCGCCGCGGTTTTTCCGTTCTGTCGGGCCACCGAGACAAGGCTGACATGGTTGAGAAACTGTCCATCGGCTCCAAACGCCAGCTGTTGATCGAGGACCCTTCTCTGCCAGGGCATGAGCTCGATGCCCATGATCCGTAAAGCCCACTCAGCCACTTCTGGCCCGTAGGTTCCTGCGGGTTCTGAGACGATCGTTTCCAATCGCGGCAGGTCATGACCTTTTCCTTTCTTGCCGGTTTCTTTCCTTTCGGATAAAGAGAACGATGGGCGCGGGGGCAATTGGGTCCCTGTCTCAAAAAAAGTTTTTGTTTGTTTTTGTTTGTTTGGGGTTTGTTTCGGTTTGTGTGTTGCCCCTGGGGTTTGATTGCGTGCGCGATCGCGTGCTGCTTTGTAGTTTGCGCCTCGTCGAGCGTTGCATGGCTTGCATGATGGGACGAGGTTTTCTAGTTCGCTGTTACCCCCCGCGGCAAATGGGATGAGGTGATCGGCTTCGGTGGCGGGGCGTCTTTTGCACCAGTGGCATAGGGGTTCGTCGCGGAGGATGGTGGCCCGGTGTTTTCTGTAGGTGGCGTCGGCTGTTCGACCCGCCCCCCGTTTTTTCTTGGCTGCCATGCTGTTCAGGTTAGTTGCGGGGGATTCCCCCGCACCCCCAGCTAGCGCCCTCGCGTTCGCTCGGTTGCTCGTCATGTGTCAGGGTTGGCTCGCAGGCATAACGCGCCCGGGCTCCTCCCGTCCGATTATCGCTCGGATCACACTAGCCCACACCCTCGTTCCAGTGCATGGGACTACCCCGGCTCTCTGACGGCCTAAGTGACCGCTGTTAGCGGCCCAGGGTTCTCACCTACACCCCGTGTCACGCTGGGGTTGCGCCCTTGCGGGTTGGTTTAGTTGTCAAACATGGCCACAGGGGGTTCCTGCTTTAGCCAGGTTGTGTCCCTTTCGCAACAGCAGCACAGCTTGGCTGGCTTGCCTTTGGTCGAGCACACGACGCTTCCGCAATAAGCGCATTGCCAAAGGGTTTGTTTACCCGCGGCACTCGCAATCGTCGGTTTGTAATTCATTTTGGACACACTCCAGGCTTTTCAGGGTGACGACAATAAACGCCACCAATCCACACCCAGCCCCAGCCAGCTTTGACAGGCGTGCCACAAACGCAAACGCCATCAAAGGCGTTGCGCCGCGGCGGCCTATCGGCGTAAGGCGTGTGCCACTTCATTAGTTGCCTTTCCAAGCCTCAATGACGCGGCTTGCGTCCTGCTTCGTGAGGTCAGTGAGGATACCCACCTTCTTGCCAAGCAGCTGACTAATGGCCTCGATCACCGGCGCGCCTGATGCAAGGCCTTGGCCTCGGGCCAACGCACGGATCATGCCAATCTGTTTCTCGGATGCGTTGCCTGAGGCGTTACGCGGCGCGTCCTGTTGCACGGCTCCTGGGGCACCGAATGGTTCCTCGACGGGTTGGTTATTGGGTCGTCTGGCAACCTTTGTCATTTCCTCGCGGCTTGGGCGCTTGGTGTGATCTGACCCGGAGAGGCCTGCGTTGGCCAGGGCGCGGCCTACGGCTGAGCTCTCACAGTTTTCTAGGTGGCTGGTGCGGTTGACCATGCCTTCGCCTCGTGTCTCCTCGGCCCATCCTGTTGCGATCATGACGTCGCTTTCGTACAGTTCGGCACGAAACACGCAGCGGTTATCCGTGTAATGCACTAAATGTGTGATTACGCGCGGTTGTGCGCTGCGCTCCTGCTTTAGCCAGCGGTCAAGCCGTGTTGCTACTGGTTCGTAGTCCTCAAGGTTAAATGCCATCTGCTGTCTCCTCCAGTAGTTGTATTAATTCGAGCCATAGGTCGGCTGGCATGACTGCTAGCCATTTGCCTGGGTTGGCGCAACCAGGTCGTTTGCACAATATGACGCCCGTGTACGCCTGTTTGTCTTGCATTTGACGGCCAAGTTGCTCAAAGTAGCTGGACCAATTGTGCTGCTGACGGTTCTTGACCTCGATGACTACGCCGTTGATGGCGTCAACGTCGCCCTGGTCGTCGGTCCAGCCGGCACGGTTGCGTTGGGCCTGGTAGCCCTTTTCGCGTAGCCAATTGACCACAGCCGTCTCGGCTGCGGTGCCTTTGCGTTTATTCGGTGACGTCATGCTCAAGGTCCTGAGCGCACTGGGCGTACACCCACAGATAACCAGCTGCGTCAACCACGCTGTCAACGTGCAAGCGTCGCTTTTCGCGGTTGTACCCGATGCGTGCAAGTTTCATGGCAATCATGAACAGCGCGGCATCGGCGCTGTCGCGCACTTCGCCTCCAGTGATCGCACGAAAGATTGCTGCGACTCGCGCATAGTCCTCGTGCGGTGGTCCGTAGTTGTCGCCGCGTGGTCCATGCGTGATTTGGTGCGCACGCTTCAGAATTTCGTCAATGTCAACAGGGTCCATCAGTAAGGCGTTTCCCGTGACAGCAGACGCTCGAGGCGGCTCACTTCGCTTTGCAGGTCCTCAAGCCGGTGACGGTATCTACGAAGCCTGTTGTGTGCTTCGTGCAGGTCCTCGGCCAATAGTTCTGCGTTTACGTCGGGCAAACGTAGGTAATGCTCAAGCAGGCGGTCGCCAATGCTTAGCTGCGCCCATTCCTCGCGGTCAATCACTTGCTGCCATCCTTCCGGGCGCGGCCCGTTGCGTGACGCAATCTAGCAAACGCTTCATCAAATTCGCGTTGGCGTTGATTGTTTTCGTATCGGATTTGGCTTGCATGCGCCCACCAGCCGATCACAATGCCGGCTGCGATTAGTAAGACGTGTTTCATTGCAGAACCTCCAAAGCTCGGTTGTAGGTTGACCACATTGGCCAACCACCCTCAACGTACACCCACCAGGCGGCTTGCAGGTTGATGGTCGGGTTCAGCAGCTCGTCGCAGGCGTCGATTAGGCCGCGGGCCCGCAAGTAGCCGTCAGGGTTGTAGCGGTTGGGTTGGCACCAAGACGGCGCGTGGATTTGGGCTAGCCCGTAGCTGTTGCCTGAGTCGCCGATGACGTGCGGTAGGCACATTGATTCAAGCTCCAGGATCGTCAGGATGATTGGCAGCTCGTTGGCCGTAAAGCCCGCTGCCAGCGCTTCTCGGGCGTATTCGGCGCATCCTGGGCCTTGGTATGCCGGTGCGGGTTGCGGACCTTCCAGCGGCTCCCAAACGGCCTGCGGATAGACCGTCTGGGAAACCGTCTGGGGTCCCGCCAGATCGAGTTCGGTGGTGGCCCAGAGTCCTGTGGCACCGATTATGGCTGCCATGCAGCCGGCGACAATTGCGATTGGGTTCATTTGCCTACCTCCATAGGTGGGCTAGACCCTAACGCTTGCGAGGGGCCTTGTGGGGGATTTTCAGGTAGATGATCTCTTGGACCATTCCGCGGGGTATTTTGATCACGTTATCAACGTCGTCATCGTCAGGGGCTCCTGACTGGAATATGGTGACGTGCTTGGATCGCGGCGGGGCGTCGAGCAGCCAGCCGACGGTTTGCACGACGCATGGGTCGTCTGTGAGC